GCGATTGTATTACTAAGATCCTCACAGGCTTGGCTATTGGACAGGGAATGGCATTATTTCAGCCATCCTCACAGTATTTGGAATCGGTTGTGGTTATGGGTCTTTCGACAATCGCGCCTTGTGGCTCATTACCTTGGTCTATCACTGCCAGGCGATTCGTTTTGGCAGCTGCTGATGAGCCTCACCCTGTATTTGTAGGGTTTTGCATGGTTTATCGCCATGCCAGAAGTACGCCATCTAACGGCGGTTTAGCGCTGTGATTAGTGCGCCCTAAGTTATACTACTAAGTGAGTTGTTGAGACTTGAGATGCTAGCATCGAAATGAGCGACACGTGGTTGTTTCTTGGCATCCGCGTGTCGTTTATTTTATGGCAACTGTTGCTCGCCTAATTTCTCCAGGTACTTATCCCACTGACCACAACAATGCGTCACCCATAGGCGCTCATTACTGTCAGGATCTACGCCAAAGTCCACTGGCTCAAGTATCTTGGCACACTGTGGACATGATGCTGGCAGGAATTGTGCAGCTGCGTAATGGCCTGCAATCTTGCGCTCTATGCTTGACCACACAGGATCGGCCATAATTGCCTCAAGTTTGTTTTCTAACTCATCCACGATGTGCCCATTTCTCACAGAAGCCACAAGGCTTGCCAATGTAATACCAAGCGCCACAACTGCACCGCATGATGTCTACCTCAGTCATGATCTGTTCAAAACTATAACAATCCATGAACAAACTATGCAGATCCATTGCGCTGTATCTGTGTTAGTCATTAAATAACCTAACCTGCTCGATAACCTGACCGCCTCGCCACACCGCAAGCATTCTGCGATGGCTTGACTTACGGTCTGCCGGGCGCTCGCCGCATCGCCAGATCATGTTCGATCTAGCCACTGTATTAAAGGCAGCCCCAATGACTTTGCCCGATCCACTTGGCGCGCCTATCTCAGCCACAATATCCTCAGCTGTGAATGGTTTACCTGTGCGAGCCATCTGACGTATGCAGATTACGGCCTCATTGTGCCAGTTAAGTTGTGATTCTTTTGCAATAGTTATGCCCTCATCTTTAGCCATAATGCCCTGATGCCGACAGATCGCACAATACTTCGGCGCACTTGCGCCATGTTCACAAATCATTAGCGATCCCAAATTGCATCACACTTGTCGCCATTACCGCCAGCGCCACATACCCAACCGCCGTAAGGATCGCCGTTTTTCTTTAACCCTGTTTTGCGTGTCATTTGTCCATGCTGACATTCTGGCGCTATCGGATCAGTTGGCTGGCCATCTAGTGCCCAAGGATCATCAGACATTGGCTTAGCAATCTTTGGCCCTGGCGCTTGTCGCTCTTTAGCAGCTTGCACCTCTTGCTTGCTGGCGATGCCCTTAGATAGTCCGATGTTTAGGCTGGCACAAGCCCTGCCCCATGCGCTTGTCTCTAGGTTTTGTAATTCACTGCCTCTTGTGTATGGGGTTTTGCCCTCAATCAATTCGGCAGCTGTCCCAATGCCAGGGCGCTCATCATCAGGTGTACGATACGCCCTAGCAATTCCCCACATCATTAACGGCGATCCATCTAGTACTCCCATGTACTCAAATTGAATTGAGCCGCTAGGGTGCATTTTGTAAAACTCAGCCAGTCTTTCCTGGACTGTTGTGTAACCCTCTAGGTCAAAACTCATAACCGCCAGCCATCTTTGGCCATTTGGTTTTCAATAGTTTCGCCGTTTAGCCACTCATCACGCAATCTAAACTGGTGAGCTGACTCTGCCCTGATGCCTAGCAATACGCCAGCGCCCAGGCTAATAAGCATTAGTAAAAGTGTAAATCCGTTAAAGAACATGATGCCTACTTAATTCTTGCGTAAGCGGTTAGTGTGCCATTGACTTTGCGCGTTGCGTAGCCAATTTCTAAGCCTTGTATCTGTAAAAACTCACGTAAACGTGGGCTATCAATTAGGCGCCTAGACTTTGCCCTTGCGCGATCTGCCTTGTCTTTTGACAAATCCGAAACGTCAGCTTCCCAGAATGCGTACCACTCGCCGCGCTCATCAAGTAATGCAGTTATGAATTGCACTATTTCTGCGTCATTTATTGTAACGCCTAATTGTGCTTTTGGTAATTTTGATTTTTTTGGTGTTATGAACATTTGCCCTGTCTCCTTTGTTATTTTTCGAGATCGCTTGCTTTGAAGCGTTTGACGCCGCCAATGCGCTTTGGCTTTAGCTTTCCAGTCTGTTCCCACCTGCGTAGCGTGCGTTCAGATACTTGAAACTGTTGTGCCACTTGCTTGGCTGTCAAATACTTTTCGGTCATGTAATCTCCTTATGGTCAGACTAGGACATACTCGGACATAATGCAATCATTTCGGCGTGTCGTCATCTCGTAGTGGCAGTGACACCATCCAGATTACAACACCTACCATGATAAGTAACCCTGTCACCTTTTTTGCTGATCCATCCAGGGTAAAAAAGGCAATAAGTAATCCCACATAAGTGTAGGTGTCAGCCGTTATGGCCGCCACATACTTCTTGACCCATTTCACTTGATCCTCCTTACACTTGTTGCAATATTGGCCACAACGATTGCGCCAACTACCACACTCTGATTTTCCTCACGCTCAATAGGTGTCATGTCTGCACCTATGTTGGCAGCTGCCAAAATGGCTTTGCCGGGATCAGCAAAAATGGTTGCCAGCAATTCATCGACAGTGTCAAAAATTTCTATGGCATCGGCTACTTGTGCCTCAAGGATTACGCCGTTTTCTAACATGATCGGCTGCTCTGGCGGTAAATCCTCATAGTCCAGGCCTGATTCCTCAAAGGCCTCAAAGGTGATTGCCTCCTCAACTGTAAACTCTGTCAGCAATTCAGCCAGGGCGACCGCCTCAACCACGCTAAGCCCCTCCATAAGATCGGGGTATAAATCTGTCACCGCTTCCACTAATTCCTTCTGTGTTGGCTCTATGGTTATTTCAAGGGGTGGTTCTATTGGTTCGGGCAGTGTTTCGGGTTCTATTGCTTCTAGTGTTATCTCTGGCACTGGCTCTAATAACGGCTCTGGCTCTATTGTCGGCAGCTCTATTGGGCCTGGCTCAACTACTGGCTCAGGGATTGGCTCGGCTGTCAGCTGGGGTTCAGGCGTTGGCAATTCGCTTTGGGAGGGTGTAGGTGTTGGCTCAGGTGTTAGCGATTCGCTCGGGGTTGGTGTCGGCTCTAGGCTCGGTTCTGGCTCGGCTGTGGGTGGCGGTGTTGGCTCTGGGACTATTCCTGCGTAGTAGCGCTGTGGATCGTTGGCTGGCAAATCGTCACCGATGTAGGTTGTGTAGTAACCAGCCCAACCACCCTCACAGAAATGCCGGGCTATGTCGCCCTTATCAGCAAAGTATTCGTTGAGATTATCCCAGCCTGTAGACAGTGTTACCTGCTCGCCTGTGTCTGGATTTTCACAAGTTATGTTTGCAAACCCTACGGCGGCATAAGCACTCGTTGGTTGTAAAAACATCGTGAGCCCTACGATGAGCGCGACTAGCGCGACTCGCCAAGGTTTATTCATTTAGAACAATGTGGCCTTATCATTTTTCTAGCTTCTTGTCTGCGTCAGTAAAGATGTCATTTATCTCGGCATCATCAAGGTTGCCATCTTTAAGGAATGCCCGCGCTAGTCCCTCGATTACAACTGCCACGCCACCAATGCCAGCAATCACGATTGCCTTGGCTGGCTCGACACCTGCCACAGCTGACGCGCCTACAACCGACAGGCTTGAGGCGGCAAACACTGCCACCATTCTTAAAAGTATGTTGCGTGTTTTGTTCATAATGCCAGTATCGCTTTCGGGTCAAGGTCTTTTCCAGCAGACCATCTGATGTTGTCGCGCATCTCAAAGTGTAGATGCGGCCCTGATGAGTTTCCTGTGTTGCCTGACTCGCCAATTATCTGACCAGCCTTAGCCGTTGCTCCTGGTTTAACTCGTACGGCATTTAAGTGTGCATAGATTACCCAGCCACCCTCAACTTTTTGCACAACCTGATTGCCATAAGCCTTGCCCCAGTTAGCGTTTTCAATTTTGCCGTCAGCTACTGCCAACACTGGTGTGCCAACAGGTACTGCAAAATCTACGCCAGTGTGATAACCCTTTGACCACATCTTGCCTGGCTTCTTGTAAGCAGTTGTGATCTTGCCATTCTTAATTGGTAGAGCCATTAGAGCGCGGCGATCTCATCTGCGGTTAATCCAAGGGCTGCAAGTTTTGCCAATGCGCTTTCACGGGCTGCGACTTTTGCATCGACTACGGCTTTAAGTGCATTTGCTTCCGTTCCGTCTAGTTTGCGTTGCTGTAATTCCTCGGCCGTCAATTCGCGTGTTATTGTTTCATTTGTGAGACCGTTGAACTCCGTAGCCGTTAAAACTTGTGTAGATGTTGTCATGCTTAACTCCCTTGATATCCGTATACTCTAACGGAGCCTGTAATTGTTCCACTACCCGGAATAATTGAAAAACCCGTAAAATTAGTCATTGATGTATTGCGACCGGCGGTAAACATGGCTTGATCTGCTTGTTCATTATATCCAGCACCGTTGATATACCCTTGCGTAGCTGTGCGATATAAATCTAAACTACTCACGGCGGGTAGCGTTGTTCCTGAATTAGTAATAATAATAAATTGAGTACCGTTGTTATTTCCTGTTGTCGCAGCAGTACCTAAATAATTGACTAACGATGTGCCCGCTACATAATTTGTTGATTTATCAGTCACATTTTCACGAAATTTCATGTTCACCGCGCCACCAGCACTGGCCAAAGTATCGATCAAAATTCGGTAATTCGTGTATGTGCTGCTAAATACGTTGCTAATGTTTACGGCTGATGAAGCACTGAAAGTAGTTGCATTAAGCAAAGTTAAACCCGATGAACCGCCACTTGTTGGTGTAACTGTCCAAGCGTTCAAGCCTGTTCGGATTAAGTTTGCGCTTTGATACTGAGCCAAAGTGTTTGCCGTATTAGTTACGGTTACGCCCGCACCTGCCGCAAAAGTTACAACGCCAGCGCCAAGGTTAGTAACCTCTAGGGTTGTGCCTGTTGGCCAAGCCACTGATGCAGTCGGTGGGATTGTGTAAGTTGAAGCAGCTGCGTTGCTGGCTGTTACGGTCTTGCCAACGTCAGTTAGTGCAAAGGTGTATGTTGCGCCTGTCTGGGCGTTGTAAGTCGGTATTGCTACCGCGCTATCAAAGCCAGTGGCCACAGTCTGGATGGCTGTTGCGCCATCCTTAACGTAGTCAGTGCTTGTGGGGTATGTAACCCCGTAGTAAGTTGTTGTGCCAGCCATGCTATAAGTCCTGCCATTCCTCTGTAGTTGGAGTATAACTTGCCCACGTTACAGTAGGCGCTATTTGCAGCCATACTTTATGCGGGTATGTCTCGGACAGTGCCGAGCAAACTAGGGTGAGGTCACTTGTGTACCTTGTTAGATTCCACTTCATGCCCTCGACAAAGCCGTCAAAGGTTGTGCCAAAGACCGCTGGCAGCTGCTGTGTGTAAACCGCCGAGCCAACTAGCATGGCAATCAGGGCATCGCGTGTGGCATCGCTGACAGTTGGGCTGTGCAGGGGTATGGTCAATTCCTCAGGGTAAGTGCGTGGGAATGCCCGCGACTCCAGGAATGCTGTTGCCTGTATTTGAGCGTCTGCATTATTGTGCAAGGTAGTTGATCGAGTGCCTGCTAGTTGGCCATAAGACTGCTGGCTGGTGTAATCCGCCGCGTATTCCTCATGACCGTTGTGAGTCGTAACGGTTACATCGTTTACGATCTCAGCCCACTGAGCCGCCTGTCGCAAGCCTGCTGCCAATAGATCATCACCTGTTAGTGTCAATGGCACATAGGCTGCTCTGGCGCTGTAAGAGTCATAATGCAACGATCCGTCAGGTGCTTCAAATAGAAAACCTCGACCCGATTGAGCAGCTGATTGAACAAGGGCTAGGGCATCAGTAACCCCGCCAGTATAGGCCGCCAGCTCGTATGTGCCGGGCGTGTCAATGTCTGCGATTAGATCGTTTACCAGGGTGATGTTTGAGCCATCCCAATTTGCCCAGGTGGCGATGTTGCTGACACTTGACCAGATTAAGTCCCCTGGTACTTCATCCCAATCTTGCAAGAATACATCACTAAGAATGTTTAAGACTCTTGTGCCGTCAAACTCTTTGGCATAGCCAAGGCCGCCAGTTGTGTGCTTATTGACTAGCGACAATGGGCCAACGGCTGTGATGTTGTAGATGGCCACAGATCCCTCTGAACCGTAGGCATCAAGTGTGATGTCAATGTCTGAGATTATGCCTGTGTAGATTGTTTGATAAGCATTAGTTGAATCTTTAATTTGTATAGCAACACTGTCTGACAGATTGACGTTGAGCGCTGTGTCTGCATCAGTCCACAACCTCACACTGGCGATGCCGGGCTGTGCCTGCTCGTAGATGTCACGCCTGCCAAGGCTTATGCCAATACTGCTGATTGTATTATCTGCGTACTCAACCGCACCAGCAAACACAACTTTTGGGTAAGGCGTGTAGGTGGTCACAGTGTCGCGCCAACTAGGTTGATCGGGCCTGTACGCCTAGCGCTGTTTTGTAGCAGCTTCTCGATTGATCGCCTGGCTGACTCGGCATCAATAACGCCGTTGATGTTTATGATGGTATTACCGCCGCCGCCAGTTGTGCGGATAGATCCTGAGCCGTTTGGCACAAACATCTCAGGGCCAAACTCGCCAACCCGATAAGCCTGACCACCCATTACTGAGCCACCTGCTGCCCTTGCTTTTGGTCTAGGTGTAAACCCTGCTTCAGGCACGTTTAAGTTAAATGGATTTTGGATGAATCGCAAGGCAGGCAAAGACTTTTGGTAAGCATCGGAAACAGCTGTGATTGCGTTGGCTATGGTTTCTAATGCCCCGGCTAAACGTGTCATTGTGTTAGTTGTTTCATCGCCATCGTCAGTAAAAGTCTTAAATAGATTTGCAAAAGCATCAGTTACGGCTCGCAGTGATCCGCCCAAACTGTTTGCGCCGTTGCCCTCAAAGTTGCCTGCAAGTTCTCTAGCGCGATTGCTCAAGCCCTCGGGATCCTCGCCACTAAATCCCTTGGCCATAAGGTTTACATTCTCAAGCAGTTTTTTCATCTGAGGCAATAATGAAATGCCTATGGCTTCTTTCATTTCGCCAAAGCGCTCGGTCACAATAGCCAATTGGCCTGCATAAGTCTCAGTGTTAGCAGCTGCCGCGCCACCAAATAAGCGTGTTAGTTCACCCTGCACCAAGTTAAAATCTTTAGATTTCTTGATTGATTCATCAAGTGGAATGCCAAGTTTTGTAAGTGCACCAAAGTTCCCGTCATAACTTTTGGCTAGTGCGAGTGACACTCCAGCCAAATCTTTACCGGTGGAGGCGCTGATATCAAGGGCCAAGTTGTTAAGTTGCTGTGCTTTGGTTACGTCACCAGTTGCCCGGGATAGGTTGCCAAGTGACTCACGCAGTTTGACATCGGAAACGCCGTACCTTATTTGAGTTGCGCTGACATACTTTTCAGTCGCTGCAATCTGATCATCAGTTGCGTTGGTTGTATTCTTTAAGGCAATCGCCAGTTGCTTTTGTGAGGCCTCATCCTCAATAGCAGACTTAACACCATCTACACCCAGCTTGATTGCATACGCGCCAGCAGCTACTCCAGCAAGTGCAAAAGACTTAGCCATAGCCTTTGAGTATTTGCCAACTTTGCTGCTAAGTGACTTAGTGCCCATTTGGGCATCATTCATGCCACCGAGAAACTTTTGAACATCGGCCAACAAGGCCAGTTTAAGTGTGCGTGTATCAGCCATTAGATGCTAGTCCTTGCCCAGTTGTCCATAACTTTGTTTACTGCGTCAAACCATCGGCGGCGAATTTCAGGCTGCATACCTTTAAGAGTTGGAAAAATCCAATATCCTGCGTTGCCTCGACCCTCTCGGGGTGAGCGCGGCGGAAACTTAAAGCCGCCATTAGGGAATGCCGACAGTGTTCCAAAGGCGTTACGATCTCCACCAAACTCATTACCATATAACAGTTGCCCGGCATTAGCGCCACCTGATGCGCGGCCTTTACTGCCACCGACTACCACAGTTGGCAATCGATCCCGAGCAGGTCTGACAGTAGCTGCCACAATGGCCGCTTGCGCTGGGTAGTAAGGATGTCCATAGGCTGCCTGTTGTATGCCTTGAGCAGTCCACGAGCTGATTGAGTACACCTCATTTTTCAATGTGATCTTGGCTTCATCATCCATGACATTTAGGGCCTTTAATAGACCGCGATAATCTCGCAAATTGGGTTTCATGGTAATAGTGCTTCGAGTTTCAGCCACTGTGTCCATTCCTTTCCCGTATCAGCGTGATTGCTGTGTTAATGTCTGCGAGCGACCAGTCTTTGAGATCCGCCAAAGGTATGCCAGTTGATACTGCGATCCTCACCAGTGCATCCCTTAACTCTCTTTTGGGCTATCCTCGACCACCTCAAAAGTCTCAAACTCATTGATAACCCACGCTTGCTGACTTGGTAACATTGTCTTGCTTGCGGCTTTAGCTGCCTTGTAAAGCATGCACGTTATTACATCCAGCGAGCCTTGGCTCATTTTTTCAGCTGCCTGGCTGACTGTGTAGCCAAGTTCACGTTCGATCTCGACCCAAAGCCAGGCTGACTCATCGCTCACTATGTAGTTATTGCCCTGTTTTGTAGTGATGTTGTATTCCATAATGGTTGCCCTGTTCTCCTAGTTACGCTCTGCCGACTGAGCCATCATTAACGATGAAACTGAGTGAGGTAGTTAATACGTCAGTAGCCGCGCCGCCAACAGTTGGAAACGCAGGAAATACTGACCCGGTAAATGTGTCACCGTTGACATCAAAACTAAATGACAAAGTGGTGTCAGGCGCTGAGTTAGCCGCATCCCACAAGGCGGAAATAATGCCAGCGCTGGATGTGTCATCTAAATACATTTCCACGTTTAATGTGGCTGTCTTATCTACGGTTTTGTAAGCGCGACCAGATAGGACTTCTAACACTTGCTGATTGTTTTCCATTTCAAGTGTTACTGTGCTTGCTTGATCAGCGTATGATACCGAGTTGATGCTCAGAGTCAGCGACCGACCAGTGATATATGTTGCTGTCATGGCTTGCCTTTCTAGTTGGTTGTGACCATCTCGATGTTGAGTTGGCTGATGAGCATATCGGCGTTTCCGATTTGCTGGACTGTTGGCTGTGACCATCCGCTAAGGAATGAAATGTTATTCGATAACAGATCGGACACAGATAAAATTAAAGTTTCAATGTTGGCAAGTGCGGCTTGGTTATCAGCTGCATTGACTATCACTGTGATGTCAAAGCGAACATTGCAACGAGCGCCGCCAATAGCAGACACTGTAATGTAAGGCGAGCCAGGCACAAGCACGATTGCTGGCGGGGTTATGTTTTCATTTGGCCATGCGTAAACTACCCGCCCGGCAGCTGCAAGAGTTGCGGCAAGGTTTGCGCGATAGGTTGCCAAGTTAGCCAAGGTAGCCTCTAGTGTCTAAGTGCTTGCCAAGTAGGCCAGATACGCGGGTCAGCATTGAGCGACCTAGGCGATAAGGCGCTGGGCTTTGAAAGTCCACACCTTGCTGGCCAAGTGTGCCAGTGCGTGTGATCCAGATGTCGCAGGCAACGGCTAGGGCTGCCTCTCTTACTTCTGGTGTTGTGTCATATAAGGCGGCTTGGCTAGTTAGTAAAGCGCGGCCTGTTGGAATAATATCGCGGCGAATTATGTCAGCGTTGGTAATAGCGGCGGTGAAATAATGTTCACCGTAAGCGCCGTTAAAACTATCAACTACTGTGCGCGACCCGTCAAAAGGTGCGCCGCACTTGCTAACTGTTAGCACTTGCCCAGCTACAAAAGTGTTTTCATAGCAATAAAAATAAGCCACATTACTGGTCAGCGATACGGCCTTGATTGTCACATCGTCAAAAATTAGATAAGACAGAATTATGTTTTCGGCGCTATCGGCGCAAGCCTGAACAATGGCATCAGCGTAGATGTCGCCAATTCCTAACACCGCTTTGAGTTCAGCGAGTGTGATCAGTGCCATTTTTCAATCCTTATCTGGGTGGGTGTGGGGGACACAGGGCCGCATCCCCCACACTTCTAACTAACTTTGACCTAGGTCAAGTTAAAGCGGCGGATGCCGTCTGCTTGCTTCACTGCAATGGCCATGTAGCCATATAGGGAAATGCGAACCTGACCAGTTTCGATCAAATTGACCTGCAAGCGAGTTGTGGGTGATTCATATACGCTCACGCAATCTGGTGCAATGATGAACGCGCTGTCATCAATCCAAGTGGTTGCAGTAACGTACGGATCTACATACAGATTTAAGCATTGGATATTTCCATCGGCTTGGCTAGGGTTCAATGAGCCTGGTGCATTCTGTATGTTGTAGGCGGTGTAGAGTGGGCGGTTTGAGCCATCCACTGCGCCCATAAGGCCACCCCATACTGCGGTGTTAGCAACTACGTTGCGAGCCTTTTTCTTTGTGTTCTTGTAAAGCGCAGCTGATTCAGTTCCAATAAATGAAGTAAAACCAACGGCAGATGCAGCTGTGGCGGTTGCTTGTGTGCCTTGTGCTACAAACTGAGCCAATAGGGCTTCGTCTGTTGCCTTAGCATAGGCATCGTTCATCTGGGAAAGAAGTAAAGACAAGAACTCTGGACTTGATCGGTCCAATAATTCCCAACTTACGTCATTACGGCCAGCAAATTTGTTCACAGTTATTGTTAGATAATCTGAGGTCATACCGGTTTCGGATGGGCTTGCGTTCTCGTCTGTGTCTGCCACAGTTGGTGGAGTTCCCAATTTCGGAATAGTGAATGACATCCCAGAACTCACTAGTGATTCGCGGCGTACTGCGTTGATCGCTGGACGGTCTGAAATTGTGTTAGTCACAAATTCGTTTAAGTGCTGTGGCAAAGTTAGGCCAGTGTTTGTGCTGGTGTCATCATCTGCTGCACGAACGTACATTTTGGAATCATCATCGCCCATTGCGGCTTTGATTGAGTGATCTAAATAGCTGATGCCATCTACGATCGGTGAGCGTGGCTTAGTAAATGCCACTGGTGCGGCAGCTTGAACAACCGCGCTTGCGGTCACTTCATCTGCAACTTGTGCGGTTGTTTCTTTTTCCACTGTGTTCTCCTGTGGGTTTTCCTCGACGGGTATTTCCGTTTCGGTGGTTTCTGGGGTTTCCTCGGTAGCTGCTACCTCTAGGATCTGGGCATCTTTGAATGCTGGGTTAGTTACATGGGCAACGGCCTCTAGATTGGCTGAGGCAACTACCATCACACCTTTTTGGATTGTGTACTCATTAACTTTGGCCTCAATGCTAAATGCCGGGCGCAAGCCCTCCGCGGCTTCTACTAACGCATCATTGCCAGCGTTTGTCGGCGCGATCTTAAAAGCCATTGAAATACCTGCTGGGCTGACTTCTAAACTGCCAGGAGTGCCCCTGCCAAGGGGACGAGTTCTGTCATGCTCACTGTTAAGCACAATTTGACTTGGGTCAATCTCACCAAATGCGCCAAACTCAAAGCGCACTGGGCCAGCTGAAGTGTTGCCGACTTTGCTAAATGGGACTACAAGCCCTTTGATAGTTCTGGTTTCGACATTTGCGGCCAGTATCTGACCCTCAAAATTAAGTAGCATTTGTTTCATTTCCTCTCGGTGCTAGATCCATTTCCTCACGCGCTTCCTCAACGCTGATAAGGCCAGCGTCAAGCATCTTTGTAAGGACTTCTATTTGTTCTAACGGGTTGCCGCGTAGGTAATCGTCTAGATCGAATCTGACAACTTGGCCTCTTGGAGTAATGTCATTCATGCTCAAGCGCTCTGCAATAACTGACATATACGGCTTTAGGCTAAAGTCCACAAGGCTGCGGCGCTCTTGGCTAACGTTGGAATAAGTGGCGCTGGCGCTCTCGGCGTTAATGTACCAAGCAGGGATGTTGCACATCCGCGCAATTTCGCTGGCTGTGTTTAGCCTGGACTCGGTTAGTTGCATCTGCCCGGCATCGTATCCAAAGGTAGTCACATCTAATGGGCCAGATAGATAAGCCGTTGAGCGTTTTTGTCGAGCCGATGCC